CGTCGTTAGAAAATAGGCACCACCGCATCCGGCACGTCTTCCCCATCCGATCTGACAGGGACCCGGCAACACAGATCCGCTTCATACGATCCTTCTAATGTGCTGCAAATTTGCATTGACTATATTCTGAAAAATGGGTATACTTATTTTTGAAAGGCAGGTGATCAATTTGAAAGGTTATTCAACAAAAGAAATAATGGATCCGAATTACTGGTTGCCGGATGATTATGAAGAACTCAAAAAGATATACAGAACACTGGCAAAATCTGCGGATCAAAGACTTGTCAGACTTGAATCATATCAACATGACAAGAACTTCAAACCCGCAACAAAATGGGCATATGCCCGGGCAATGCATGACATTGAAAAATGGTCCGGTGAAGAAGCACAAAGATTTAACACTGCACCGCCGGCATCAAAGACAGATCTGCTTGCGAAGATCAATGACATCAAGCATTTTCTTGAATCACCTACATCAACAAAGAAGGGCATTATTGATGTATATAAGAAAAGGGCAGATTCATTGAATAAAACGATGCGGGCATCAGATTCGAACTGGAAGGATCTGACATGGAAAGATCTTGCACAATATTTTGACAGTGCATTGAACGAAAAACTTGACAAGAAATTCGGATCCAAAACTGCACTCAAAAACTTCAATGCTATCAAGCGAAACGAAAAACAAATTGTTGAAGATATCAAAGAAAAGAAAGATCTGCACATCAAAGTTGAAGATGAAATGATCGAAACAACGGTCAACAACTTTATGAAGCAATATCCGGATGCGGTCAAAGATTTCTTCAATGTAAAGTAGGGATTTATGAAAAGATATCAACTGTATAACATAAGATCAGAATACTTCCGGGACAAATATACATATCAACTTGCATACTGGAAGGACTTTGATTTTTCCGTTTTTGACAAAATAATGTATATATGCAGGGCGGGTCAGGGTCATGCAGGTGAATCATATAATGACTGTATAATAATGGCAGATACGGAAACAAGCAAAGAAAGATACAAAGAAACATGTTCAAATTATGTTGTTGCATGGACCATTTCAGTTCGGGCATTCGGATCCAATATTGTGACACTGTATGGTCACAAACCATCGGAATTTGTTGAATGTGTCACAAAGATGCATGAACGGATGCAGGGACAGAAAACCATTATATACTGGTTCAATATGTCATATGACTGGGTTTTTCTTCGTAAATTCATTATGCGGAAATGGGGAACACCTGACAAACAATTGAATATAAAAGCACATTTTCCGCTTTTCATCAACTTTAACAATGGAATCATATTCAAGGATGCATTGATGCTTGCACAAAGAAAACTTGAAAAATGGGCAGAAGATCTTGATGTTGAACACAAGAAGGCAGTTGGATTCTGGGATTATGACAAAGTCAGAAGTCAAGAAAATGAAGAATTTTCTGCGGAAGAACTCAAATATATAGAGAATGATACACTTGCGGGTGTTGAATGCATCCAGAAGACAAAAGATGCATTAAACAAGAGAATATATTCAATTCCGTATACCGCAACCGGCATTCCCCGCGAAGCAGTGCGAACCATCGGAAAAGAATTTCACGCAAGAGATCTTTTCAAGAGAATCGTTCCGGAATTCTATGTGCAGCAGATCTTGGAAGCAGTGTTTCATGGCGGGTATACGCATGCAAACAGGCATTTTATATCAACAACGATCCGATGCAAGGAAGGTGAATATATAAAATGCAAGGACTTTTCTTCTTCATATCCTTTTTCAATGCTTGCATTTAAGTTTCCGATGGAAAGATTTGCAGCACTTGAACGGGATGTTGTTGACACTGACTTTATAATAAGAAACTCGGAAAAATATGCATTCATATTCAAACTGATCATGAAGGATGTTGAACTGAAAAACAAGTTTGAACCTATGCCGGTATTGCAGATGTCAAAGGCAAAATCTGTGAATGCAATTGAAGACAACGGCAGAATCCTTCAATGTGAAGTCTGCGAGATATGGACAAATGAAATTGACGTTCAATTGATCTGTGAACAATACCGGTTCAAAGGATGCTGCACGGAAGTTTATTTTTCTGAAAAAGGATATCTTCCCCGATGGTTCACTGACTATGTATATCAATGTTACAAAGAGAAATGTGAACTTAAAAACGGGGATCAAATATTGTACAGTATAGCAAAAGCCCGTTTGAATTCACTGTATGGAATGACGGTCCAGAAGCCTGTTAAAGAACTCATTGAAGAAGATTATCAAACAGGCGAATATGAAGCGAACAAAGACACACCAAAAGAAGAATTATATGAAAAATATAAGAAGAAATGGACTTCAATTCTTCCATACCAATGGGGTGTATACGTGACTTCATACAGTTTTTTCAACTTGCATCAATTGGGAAAATGTGTTGATTATGAGAACGGCGGAATCTGGTTATATAGTGACACTGATTCATGTTATGCAACAAAATGGGATGAAAAGAAGGTTGAAGCATATAATGAAGGATGCAAAGAAAAACTTCGTGCGAACGGTTATGATGCAGTTGTTATGAACGGGAAGGAATTCTGGCTTGGTGTTGCAGAACTTGACGGAACGTATTCTGAATTCAGAACTGCGGGTGCGAAACGTTATGCAGTCAGATATGCAGACATTCCTGAATACAGAAAACCCGATGAAAAAGGAAGGACACTTGCAAACAAGTTGAAGATCACAGTTGCAGGTGTTCCAAAGAAAGGTGTCAAATGTCTGAAAGATAATATTGAAAACTTTCACAAGGGTTTTGTGTTCCCGGGTGAAGACACCGGAAAACTGATGCATACATATTATTATGAAGAAGATATCTGGACCGATGAAAACGGGAATGAACGTGGTGATTCAATTGACCTGTCACCGACAACTTATGTTCTGGATGATATAACGGTTCCGGACTGGGAACAGTTGTGGCAGGATGAAACTGAAATTCCATTTTATGAAGGTGATGACGATGATTAAAATTTGTGAATATCTTGAAAAATTCTGTGCGTGGTCATATGACAACGGGATCTTTTACTTTTCCGGAAGAGATGTATATTGCATAATAACCGGAATGTGCATTTCTTTCGTCATATGGGGAATCGTTCAGATCTTATTCGGAAAGGATGAAAAATGAAGATAATTATTGCAATTCTATTTTTAATAGTGGGTGTCATTATAATATTGAAAGGAAGTGATTAAATGATAAGGGATTTTGAACAGGAAGTTGACAAAATAATCATTAGGGATAGGGAATTTTCCAAAATCAATGCATGGGCAAAAAATAATAACTGGATGGAATTGCGGGAACACAGACATTTCTTCCCACTTAACACATTCATACTGGATCTTGAAGCACGCAGCACAAAATTGTTTGCTTTGATAGAACTTAAAAACTTTGATCCAATTGACTATTTGCATGTCACTACTGATCAGTGGGAACTGGTCGAAGTCAGACAGGGTGAAGGATGGGACACACGTTTTGAAATAATTGATGGACATACCATCAAGAGTGATTATAAAGCAAGGAATTTTGCAGGTGCAACACATGCAATAATTCTTGATATTTTATTATATATTGAAGCAGTTGCAAAAGAAAAACGAAGACAATACCGTTTGTCACCTGATCTGTTAAGAAAACAACGTGAAGAATACCAGTATAAAGATCGGGAATGTTTTCTTGCGGATGATATAATCGAATATGCCAAACTACATCCGACACGTTCATCCATACAATACCGGTGTGAATGTTGGGGTGTCCGTGGTCATTTCAGACATTATGAAGTGGGAAAGGTTGTTTTTATTAAACCATACAAGAAAGGGAAGAAACGTGACATTATAGAACCGCAAAGTAAAGATTATCTTATCGAAAGGGGTGTTGAAGATGGAAAAATTGAAACTTAAATATGTAAAGATTACATTTAAGGATGGCATTATTAAATTATTCGGTGGTGTTGGTAATGTTGAACACATTGAAACCATAGCAAATAAAACTACATTTAAACTTATAATACATTACATATTATTGGATAATGAATTGTATCGTTCAGAAACGGTTGCATATAATATTGATGATATTTTAGAAATTGAACAAAGGTGGTTATAATATGAAATATTATGATATACGAACCGATATTCAGAAGTACCCGGATGCATGGTGTTATTTGATATGGTCCAAACGTGGTCCCGGTAAAACATATTCAACACTTCGCATGATGATAGAAGACAAAAAGAAGTTTGTTTTCTTAAAGCGAACAAAGGATGATGTGAAACTTCTTTGTGCAGGTGGTAAACGCGGTGTTAACTTTGATATGTCACCATTTGTTCCATTGAACCGTGATTTCGGATGGGATATCAAACCCATGAAAATTGAAAAAGGGATCGCAGGTTTCTATCATTCAAATGAAGAAGGTGAACCATGCGGGGATCCTGTCGGATATTGTGTGGCACTTTCTGCCGCATCCGACATCAAAGGTTTTGATCTTTCGGAATGTGATTATCTTATATTTGATGAATTCATACCAAAGGCATATGAAATAATCAAAAGAAATGAAGGTGATGCACTGCTTGACATATACATGACCATTTCAAGAGATAGGATCAAACGTGGTCGGGGTGAATTAAAACTGATATGTCTTGCAAATGCAACCAGTATAAACAACCCGACCTTCAACATTCTGGATGTAACTGATGTTGCAGCAGACATGGACATTTATGATGAAGAATTCAGATATCAGAACGAACGGAAGATTCTTCTTCACAATATTCACATGGATCCGAAAGACGAACCGGAAGAAAAAAGCGGAATTGAAATTGCGATGTCCGGCACCGCATGGCATGATATGTCGTTTTCGGGTCATTTTGCATATGATGATTTCAGTGCAGTCAAACATCAAAGGATGAAAGGATATAAACCCATAGTTTCATATATTTATAAAAAGAAACAAGTGTTTATATACCAGAAAGACGGATATTATTACTCAACATATGCAAAGAACAATAAATGCCCGGTGTTTAATCTGGCAAGAGAAAACGAACAGAAGCGATTCTTCAATGAATATATATTCGATTTAAGGGAAGCATGCATCGAAGACAAAATGCAATTCACACATTATACAATGTATGATCTGATAATCAATTATAAGAAAATTTTCAGAATTTAACAAAAAGTTTGGTATACCCACTTTACAAATAACAAAAACTTTGGTATACTCATTTTAATTTAAAAGAAAGGCAGGTGATGTTGATGCGTTTCATTATTGCATACCGCTTGAAACGCAAGAATGCAAGGCGGAAAGTTTACACAAAACTTGAATGCAAAGACCAGTATGAAGCATTGCAGCAGTTCAATGCATACTGTGAAATGCGGATGCGGGTTGATGAAAAACCAAAACAGTGGGAACTGTTAACAGGTGACTGGAAACACATTACATATTATGAAGGTGGTGATCCTGATGAACAGTGTAAAGGAAAGCATATACAACGGTTATGAATCAACCATTTATCTGGAAGAAAAGCATTCAAGACAGTTGTACTATTTGAAAACATGGTATGAAGGTGCCACATATGCACAGGCGGTGAAATCACAGGCAATGATCATTGCATCGTTTGATAATAACCCGGAAATGGAAGTCACTTATGGAAGACTTGACGGTGTGCATAAAAATGGAAAAGTTGATATGAAGGGATGAAAAGAAAATGAAGAATTCACTTGATTATAATGTTCGATGCGGAAAACATGTGAACATGACACAGAAACTTGAAGATCTGGAAGCACAATATAGAAGAAATCTTGAAACCAGTATTGAATCGTTTGACAGTTATGATGCAGTGCAGGCAGAAACATACAATGATGAAATAGTTTGCAAAGCAATACTTGATACACTTTGCGAATTTGGGTATTTGGAAAGTGAAGAATGTTCAAATTTACATGAACTTGTTGCTAAAATCAGGCTTGAAGTGCTTGATGAAAAACTTGGGAAGGATGGTGAAAAATAATGGCAGCAAAGAAAACTTCAAAGGAAGTCAAAGAATATGTTGACTTCGTATTCTCAAAAGGTGAAAACTTCGATTATTCGGGAAGGCTTTACAAAGAAAAATCACGTGAAGCAGGAAAACTGACGATCACACCCATGTCTTTGTGTATAAACGGTCTTATTACCATCAAAGGATGTTCACTGATGGAAACCGATAAGAATGTATGGGTTTCCGGTCCGCAGTATAAGTCCGGCGATGAATACAAAGATTATCTTTATATTGATAAAGCAAACAATGAAGACATGGATGCACTTGCAAATTATTTGCAGACATTATAGATCACAGTCATTGAACCTTGAAAACTGAATATCGAAAAGAAAAAGGCACCCACAGAATAATGGGTGTCTTTTTCTTATTATCCAAAGTTCGGCAGAAAATCGGAAAACAACTTATAATTAAGTATACCTATTTATTGTAAAATGTCAACATATATGTTATTTTTATATTGAAAGGTGGTGATTATATGAAATCAGAACTTGCAACATATTCAAGAACAATGTCACCCAATAAATCAAAGAGAACTGAAAAGGTGACAAAAATTACAATACATCACATGGCGGGAATTCTTTCTGCGGACCAGTGTGCATCCATATTCGCACAACCCCGCAGATGTGCATCTGCTAATTATTTAATTGGAAAAGACGGTGAGATCCAGTGCAATGTTGATGAAGAATTCCGTGCATGGACTTCCGGGTCAAACTGGAATGATCAAAGGGCAATAACAATTGAAGTTTCCAATTGCAGCGGGAAACCCAACTGGGAAATATCCGAAACCGTCATGAAGTCTTTGGTCGAACTTTGTGCAGACATTTGCAGACGTTACTGCATAGTTCCATATTTCACAGGTGATAAGAACGGATCATTGACATTCCATTATATGTTTCAGGCAACCGAATGCCCCGGACCGTATATCAAAAAGAATGTCCAAAATATCATTACCAGAATAAACAATGAACTTTGTATTGAACAGAAACCTGTTAACACATCGGATCCGGCAAAGGATGATTCATTTCTTGTTAAAGTGACATGCAATTGTCTGAACATCCGAAAGGAACCTTCAACAAAATCTGCAATTGTCGGAAGCATCACCGACAAAGGAACATATACAATTGTAGAAAAACAGGGCAAATGGGGAAAACTTAAATCCGGCAAAGGTTGGATATATCTTTCATATACAAAGGTGGTGAAATGATATGGATGCAAACACAATTATAACTATGATAGGAAGTCTTGGATTCCCTATTGTCGCATGTATCGGTATGGCATATTTCTTTGCGAAGGCAAATGACAATTACAGACTGGATATGAAAGAAGCATCTGCAAGACATAAAGAAGAAATTGACAAAATGTCGGAAGCGATAAACAATAATACAAAGGCAATTGAACTTCTGATCCAGAAGTTAACAAAGGATGGTGATTAAATGAATTTGACATACTGGACAGGATTTTCCAAAAGGAAAAATTCAACAAAGATCCCCACAGGAACCGGAACTGTGGTTTCAATTACATTAAAAGAAGACACACCCATTGATAATCCTTCAATTGTTCTGAAAGGAAATGCAACAAATATTGATTATTGTTATATACAGGACTTTGGAAAGTATTACTTTGTGGGTCAGCCTATATTCATGACAAACGGACTGACACAGTATGATCTTGAAGAAGACGTTCTTGCAACACATAAAACTGAAATCGGAAGCACAGTTGCGGAAGTGGCTTTTTCTTCATCCGGGTATGATACAATGAAAGTTGATTCCAGACTTCCGGTCAAAGTCACAAAGACAGTTTCAAAGTCTTCCGAAGTTTCACCGGGGTTGTTTGATGCACAAGGTTGTTATATCCTTGCAGTTTCAAATGTTGAAAGTAATATGTCAATGGTATGTTATTATGCAGTTGATCAGGCAAACATGCAGACATTGATGCAGGAAATACTGACAAATGTCAGTTTAAAGGCAGCAGTTGAAACATATTGTTCTGATGTCTGGGATGCGGTGATCTCATGCATGTGGGTTCCTTTTTCAAGAACAGAAGTTCCCGGTTCAATGACGGATGTTTCCATAGTTGTTGCAAATGAGATCACATTAGCAAAGGGAAGAAAACTTTCAAATCCTTCCGTCAGAACTGCCAGTGCAAACTTGACAATTCCATGGGTTCATAATGATTTCAGAAGAACGACACCGTTCACAACTTTGAATGCATGGATCCCCGGATATGGTTTCATTGACATCAATTCATCGGATCTGACAAGTAAAACTGCATTGAAGTTTGAATTCACGGTTGACTGTTCTGTGGGTGATGTTGCTTGCAGGGTGACAAATAATGACGGAACTGAAATATATCAATGTATTTCATACAATATGGGTGTCCCTATTCCGTTGTCAAACTTTACAATGGACACCACAGGTGTAATTCAGAATACAACGGGATTTTTAAGTAATGCAACAAACACTGCATTATCTGCAGGAAGTCTTAACATTGCAGGTGTTGTTTCGGGTGCCTTCTCAATGCTTGCATCCGGTGCCAGTACAGTTCTTGCAGCCAATAAAAGGGAAGTTTCCGTCAAAGGAACTCTTGGCGGACGTTCACTCATAGCACTTGGAACCGGTGTCATTGTATTTGCATTTTCAGTTGTCACGGAAGATCCCGATGATGCAAACTATATTGCCAGATGGGGCAGACCTGTCGGTGTAACGCATGCAATATCAAATCATTCCGGCTATGTTGAATGCATCGGTGCATCGGTTTCCATTGCCGGTGATAATTCTGAACGTGAACTGATAAACAACTATTTGAACACGGGATTCTATTATGAATAGTTTAAAAGTGCGTATTAGGTATACGCACTTTTTCTTTTCAATATATTGACTATATAAGTCAATTATGATATTTTTAAGTTAAGGGGGCGGTGCAATAAGCCCCGGGTTGAATGCGTAGGCATGGGTGCTTGACTGACCATCAAACAATGCACCGCCCATTTTAATAATGAAGGGATGTGAAAATATGGAAAAATTATCAATTCTTGATGTGGTCGCACTGGCAAAGGCAGGTTATAAACCCGCAGAAGTTAAAGAAATCATGGCAATGGCGAATGTTCCCGAAGTGGTTCCGGCACCCGCACCGAAAGAGAGTGCGAATCCCGATGAATCGAAGGATCCGGTGAACGAAGAAATCCCGGTTGCATCCGACACACCTGATTATAAAGCAATGTTTGAAGCATCACAGAAGCAAATTGAAGAACTGTCTTCAAAACTGGATGCAGCACAAAAAGCAAACATTGCAACTGATGTTTCGAGTTCTCAAAGTAAACTTTCGACATCAGACACAATAAACAATATTTTTAAAGACGTTATATCATAAGAAAGGATGGTGTTAAAATGGCACGTATACTCACACCCGTTGATGCATGTGCAATTGTTCAGGCAATGGTTGAAGAAATGACCGGACAGTCGGGAACAATTACCACAGTAACATCAAGCAACTTTGTTTCCGTTGGTGAATCGATCCTTCGTTCCGGCACGGAAAACACACTCAACACATTGTCATTGGTTCTTGGTAGAACTTTTATGGCAGTCAGACCCTACAAAGCAAAACTTGCAATTATCAATGCAATGAATTCCGGACTTTATGCAAACAGAATGAGAAAAATTTCTTTCTTCTCAAGACCTGCACAGGAATCCGGTGCATTCAATACAGTCGATGGTTCCGGCAGTACACTTTACACAAACCATGCTATGGGTTATGACAATGGTTCAAACGGTGGTGCATCACTTCCTACAATGTGGGAACAGAACGCACCCGTTCCTATGGAATTCAATTTCGGTGGCAGATCTGTTTGGGATGATTCAACAACTGTTTATGAAGACCAGTTGCAGGTTGCATTCAGATCACCCGAAGATTTCGCTGCATTTGTAAACGGAATCATGGTTGAAAAAGGAAATGACATTGAATCACAGAAGGAAGCATACAATAGAATGACACTGCTTAACTACATGGCAGGTATTTATGATCTTAACAGTGTAAACGGTGCAGCAATTGACATGACTGCTGCATATAATGCAGATCGTGCATTATCACCGGCAGTTACAACTGCACAGATTCTTGGAACACCTTCGATTCTTAAAGACTTCGTTGAATTCTTTGTTATGACAGTGAAGATCCTTTCGGATCAGTTAACTCACAGAAGCATCAAATATCACTGGTCACCCACAAAGACCATCGGTGGTGTTAACTATGAACTTTTAAGACATACACCCAAAGACAAACAGAAACTTATCATTTATAAGCCTTTCTGGATTCGTGCAGAAGCAACTGTTATGCCCGAAATTTTCAACCCTGAATACTTAAAGGTTGAAAACTTTGAAGGTGTTGATTATTGGCAGAACGAAAACGTTCCCATGGCAATTGATGTGACACCCGCTATTCCTGACACATCAGACCCCACTGCACAGATCGCAGGTTCAAATGTTGCACTTGACAACGTTCTTGGTGTTCTTTATGACGAAGATGCAATGATGATCGACTATCAGTTGGATGCAGCATATTCGACACCCATTGAAGCACGCAAGAGATATCGCAACATGTGGTGGCATTTTGCAAAGAATGCTATCAATGACTTTACTGAAAACGGAATTCTTCTCTATATGGGTTGATATTTTCCTTTTCAAATCCCTATGCCCCGGGGTTATTTCCCCGGGGGTAAATTTGAAGAAAGGAAGGTTGCAAAATGGGATTTACAATTCCGCAGAGTTATTTGCCTTTGAATTATGAACAGATAAATATGCAGGCGGGAAGTTATTTTCCTTCACAGGTAAAACCATATAATAACGAAGCATTCATTTATTGGCAGCGATCATTGTTTCAAAGGGCATGTTCAACTCTCATATTAAATGTTCCGGATATCTGGAAACAACACAAAAACCTTCTTTACTGGTCATTATTTGCTTATGGATTCTGCGGTGTATTTGACTTGGATGAATTCGGAAAGTGTTTCAACCCTGTCAATGTGTCCGGTTATAATTTTTATTATGAACCGACAATTGCAGTTCTTGCGAATCCCGCAATGAAAGACGATAAAACAGAATTTGAAATCGGGAAGAATTGCCAGATCTTAAAGTTGACACCCGACTATAAAGGGGTTTTTGATATAATCACATATTATGCAGAAAAACTTGCTGCACTTGACTGTGCAATAAATACTGCAATTATCAATACAAAGTTTGCTTATATTATCGGTGCAAAGAACAAATCTGCTGCGGAAGTATTAAAGAAACTTTTCGACAAAGTGTCAAAAGGTGAACCTGCAGTGTTCTTTGATTCAAAACTTGCAAATGATCCGAATGACAAAGAAGAACCTTGGCAGGCATTGTTCAGGGATAATCTTAAAAGTTCGTATATAACAACGGATCTTTTAAAGGATGCACAAACGATCTTGAACAACTTTGACTGTGAAGTCGGAATTCCGACAATTCCCTATGAGAAGAAGGAACGCATGGTCACAAGTGAAGCAGAATCAAGGCAAATTGATGCAACATCCCGTTCAATTGTATGGTTCGATGAATTGAACAGAACCATGGAAATATGTAATGAATTCCTTGGATTCACAGGTTCCGACAAGTTGTCGGTAACAATGCGTTATAATATTGAAGAAAGGGGTGAAGAAGATGGCAACGGCGAAAATAACATTGATAGGATTTTATAACTATATGCAGTCTGTCAATGACGATCTGTTCAGAAATCTTTCGACACCCAATGGAATCGACAAAGATCTTCTTGTCAATAATATTCTTTTAAAGGGCGGTGAATTTGAAGTTTTATATGCGGAACCGTATTTCTTCCAGAATATGATCGGTGTGTGGTCTGAAAAATGGCAGCGAACAATGGAAAGATGGATCAATGCATTGTCAATTGATTATAACCCGCTTGAAAATTATGACAGGATGGAAGACTGGACCGATGATGCATCAAGAGTTTCAAACGAACAGAAGGATGAAACTTCATCAAACAATTCAAATATTATCGGAATGAATTCTTCAAACAATTCCGAAAGTAACAACGGATCAGAAAAAACAACCAAAAATGAAAATGCACTTGCAGAAGATTATTCTGCATCAAGCGGATCCGGAACGACTACAAATGAAAGAAGTGCTTATGATGATTCATCCGGATATGATCCCCATGACAAAAGCACTACATATTCAGATGGTGAAAACGTTTCAACCGGGATGACCAGTGCAGACGGAACCACAGAAACCAATTCATCAGGATCAAATGATTCAACATCGAACAATATAACACAGAACACTGCTTCCGGTGATGAATCCAGAAGTTCAAATGCAAATGCAATTGATAATTCATCAAGCAAACATGCAGGAAGGATTCACGGAAACATAGGTGTCACCACTTCACAAACCATGTTGGAATCTGAATTGTCGATTTCAAAATGGAATTTATATGACGAAATTGCAGATCTTTTTATATCTGAATTTTGTATATATTTATATTAAAAGAAAGGGGAAGAACATGAAAGTTATTGTGAAAAACAAATTGACTTTTGATACAAGTCAGTATGACAATGTATCAAACATTGCATACAATGCAACAACAAAGATTTACACAATTACATATGGATCCAGTCAAACAACATCATTTTCTTCTGATGACTGGCTTGTTGCCGTCATGTTTAATTAAGGGGGTGCAATATGGGATTCTTCGACAAATATCCATATACGGATTTTCACGAACTTAATCTTGACTGGCTTATTTTACAAATGAAGGCACTTGAAAAACATGTTGATGAAACATACAATGAATTGTATGAAAGATTATCAACTGACTTGAAGGCATACATTGATGAAGAAATAACCGGTGTTCTTGCAGAATTCACGTTATTAAAAGCAGAATTTGAAGCATTAGGTTTAAGATTCGAACAGTTAAATGATGTATTTGATGCATACGAAACTGAAATCAATGCAAAAATAGATGCTATAAATGCAAGAATTACTGCGGAAATTCAAGGATGTAATGACAGAACAGACATACTTATTGCATCAAATAATCAGTTCTTAATTGATACAATGAGTCAGCAGTTACGAAATATGACTGTGTTGAACTTCTTCACCGGTGAACTTGTAACTGTTCAAGATATGTTCAACTATCTGGCAAATCTTCATTTGTCTGACGGTATATCATATAATCAGATCACTGCAAGGGGTTACACATACGGATCCATCGCAGCATTGAATCTGACTTATGGTGACATAGTAATGCATGGTAACACATTATTACCTTAAATTAAAGAAAGGGGACCAAAACAATGGCACAGACAACAACAAATTATGGCTTGTTAAAGCCTGAATCAACAGATTCTTATAATCATTTAGTCTATGATAATCCTAATATGGACACCATAGATGCTACTATGAAAGCAAATGCAGATGCTGCTATTACTGCCGCAACATGCATTAAATCAGGTACTACTCATACTATCACCAGATCAAACACATCATGTCCTGTTATGAGATTCACCGCAACGGGTGACTGGGATGCAGGTGACACAATGATAGTTGATGGTGTAACAGTAACACCTTATCTTGCAAACGGTGATGCACTCATTGACAAGTCATTTCTTATCAATACAGAAGTCTTAATGAGTGTGAACGGTCTTCGTGCTACTGTATATACAAATGCAAATATCGCATCAAATATCGAGTATACATCCGGTGTTTCTGTATCTACTGCATTGACCAGTGCATTGACTGCAGCCGGAACAGAATATACACCCGGTGTCAGTGTTAAGGATAAACTTGACACCATCGGAAATGCGGTTGGACAGGTCGGAAGACAGTTAGAATATGGTACATTCAATATCACATACGGCGGTGATACAGTACCAGTTACCGGTGTTAAGGTTGTAGAAGTTGGTAATGGTAGATACTGGATCGCAGGTACTGTTCTTTCAGGATCCATATTGGGCGGAAGATTTATTCAGTATAACTCTTGGTCCGGCGGTGTTTTAGTACAGGTGCCTTAATAATTATAATATCAAAATACAAAGGATCTGCTTATTTTGGCAGGTCCTTTTATTGTTCAATGCAAATTTGCAGCACATTAGAAGGATCGTATGAAGCGGATCTGTGTTGCCGGGTCCCTGTCAGATCGGATGGGGAAGACGTGCCGGATGCGGTGGTGCCTATTTTCTAACGACG